GTCTACACCAAAGGGCAAAAATCATTTTTATCAAATAGATAGATATAGTGAAAGTATTGCAGATTGGAAATCATATCACTTTACTAGTTATGATAATCCCTTAATAGATGCTAATGAAATTGATTCTCAAAAGGAAGTACTCCCATCTATAGTGTTTGCTCAGGAATATTTAGCAGAATATGTAGATAGGGATGCATCTAAAATAAAAAGAGATTGGATTAAGATTTCTAATGATAAAGTATGTATAGCACATTACATAGGGGTGGATTTAGCTATAGGAATGAATGATACTAATGATTATACTGCTATCTGTATTATAGGTGTAACTGCTGATAAAGAAATAGTGATAAAGGAAGTTAGAAGGGGTAGATGGAGCTTTGTGGATATTGGCAAAGAAATCATAGATGCAGAATCTAAATGGATGCCTAAAATAGTAGCAGTAGAATCTAATCAGGCTCAGGCATGGCTGGTGCAAGAATTAAAACGTAACACTAGAATGAATGTAATGGGAGTACATTCAACACGTGACAAGATTACACGGTTTCAGCCTGTAGAGGCACGATATGAGCAGGGTTTAGTATATCATGTACCACATCTATTACCTGAGTTTACAGATGAATTATTATCATTTACAGGTACTAAACAAGATAGACATGATGATATGATAGATGCATTAAGCATGGCTTTTTCAGTAGTTAAAAAGAATCCATCGATATTAATATGAGTATATACAGTAACATAGTAGAGCGTATTAAATTTATTACAGGTGTAGGTAATAAACGTAATTTAATGCCTTATAATGTATCAGATACATATAGTAATGTAATGGCTCCTAATGCACTAAGTGAATTAGAATCTACTGCATATGGTACTATGTATTCCTGTTTGCAATTACGTTGTAATGGTTTAGTTTCAGCTGAGTTTAAAGGCTATAAATTAAACAATTGGGATAAAGAGGAATTAAGTAATGCGCATTGGGTTTCACGTTTATTAGCTAATCCAAATCCATTTTTTACATATTCACAGGTAATTACATTTATAGAGCAATGGTTATGCATTAATGGTAATGCCTTTATATGGACGCCTACACTTGGCCATGATGTACCATTACAGATGTGGGTGCTAAATGCTACTAGAGTAAAAGTTATTAAAGGTGGTAATAACTTTATAGAAGGTTATGTATATAACAGTGTAAAGGATGGACAAATTTACTTGCCTGAAAATGAAGTGATACACTTAGCTAAGGTTAATCCTGTAGGCTTAAGGGAAGAGATTGTAGGTATGAATATTTTTGGCGTTGGTTTAGTTACTGCTGCATTACAATATGCTGCTATTGATAATGAGGTAGGTAGGTACTTACTTAGGTTATTAGCTAACAATGCAGTACCACCATTAGTAGCTACAATACCAGAGGATATGGATGCAGATGAATGGAACAGCATGCGCAATAAATGGAACGAACGCCTGCCTAATTATAAATTAAATGCATTGCTAACTAATGGTATGTCATTAACACTTCCACCTGAGTCTACTATATCAATTAGTTATGAATCTATATCTAAAGATGTACGCTCTCAGATAGCTCAGGTATTTGGAATACCTACAGGCATGTTAACAGGTGAATACCAAAATAGAGCAACTGCAGAGGTACAATATGCAGTATTTAGACAGCAAACTATATACCCTGAGTCAAATTACATAGCAGAGGAATTGACTAGACATTTTCAAAGATTTGAAGATAACATAGTAGTAGAATCCCTGCCATATGAATTTAGTGATATTGAAAAGGATATTAAAAAAGAGGAATTTGAATTAAAGTATGGTATAGTAACTATAAATGATTTACGTGGCAAAAGAGGATATGATAAAATCATTAATGGTGATACACCTTTAATAGCAAGCGGTTTACAGCCATTAGCAAACATAGTACAAAATAATATAGTTCCTGATGTAGTAAAAAAAAAAGTAATTAGGAATTTAACACCATATACTGCAGATGCACGTGCAAAGCATTGGGCTGAGTATGATGATATACAGCAGGATGTAACTAAACAATTATATGCTCCTATCAGAGATGCTATTACTGATATGAATATACAAGCGGAGGATTTAATTAACAATGATAATTTTACTGATGTTATAGTAGTTAATCCTGATGCTCTTAATGCTATCAGTGATAAAATTAATACTGCAGTTAACAAAGTTACACAAAGGGTATTAAAAGAATTTGAGGCAGGTAATGAAGATTTATCAGGCGATTTTGGTAAACAAATGCAAAAAATAGCATATGATACTAATATGAAAATAGCTGATTCCTTAGAATTAATTAGGGATGATATTGCATTAACATTATCAGCTAATGCATCTAAAACAAAAGAGGAATTAACTGCAATATTACAAAATAAATATAAACAGTTATCAAGGGGTAGGGCTGATGCAATTGCACAAACTACAGCTACATCAGTAACTACAGGTGTACAAAAGAACGTATATAAAGATTTTAAACAGCTCTCTATGTGGAATACACAAAGGGATAAAAAAGTAAGACCATCACACAGGGCAATGGATGGACAGATAGCAAATGAATTAGGATACTTTACATTTAGTGATGGTAGCAAAGTAGATAGGCCTGCAGGTGATTCACAGGCAGGAACTACAGTAACAGCTGCTAATGTAGTTAGGTGTAGGTGCTATTTATTCCCTATAGAACAGCCTAAAAATAATAAAGGCAAAAAAATATAATAAACAGGATATATGTAATGGATATAATTAAAAGAGAATTAGTAATAAATAAATCAGGGCATTACCCTGATACGGATGAATATGGTAATGAATCAGTTATTAATGATATATATACATTCACTATATCAACACCTGATGTAGATAGATATGGTACTATTATAATACCATCAGGGATAGATTATAGTGCATATTTAAATAATCCAGTAGTATTAGCACAGCATGATTCTGATGATTTACCAATAGGTAAATGTTTGGGTTTTGCTATGAATGGTGAAAATTTAGAAGCTACAATACAGTTACATAGGTTAACAAAGGATGCATGTGAGATAGCAGATTTATTAAATGCAGGTTATTTAAATGCAGTATCAGTAGGCATTATACCTGTTAGTTATCATGATGAAAATATAGATGGTGAAAAGGTAACAGTATATGATACATCAGAATTAGTAGAGTTTAGTGTAGTAACTATCCCTGCTAATAGAAATGCATTAATTAAAAAAAGTACTAACATACATGACAAAGAATTTTCAATAAAAACAATTTTAAACAAACTAAAAAAGGTTATTAGAATGTTAACACCTGAACAAACACAGGCAATTACAGAGCAGTTATTACCTGTATTAACAGAGGCAGTAACTGTATTCCTAACAGAGCAGTTAGCAATAACAGAGGAAGATGCTGTAACAGCATCAGAAACTGCAGTACTAGCATTGAATGATAGTTTATTAGCTACACTAAATGGGGAATCACCTGAGGTATTACCTGAGGTTATTACACCTGATGAAACAACAACTACACCACAGCCATCATTAGAAGGTAGAGCAGGGAAAAAAATTAGTGCAACTTCATCACAAATCATTTTAGAAGGTCTACAAATGATTAATGAAGGGCAAACAAAGATTAAGCAAGTACTACAATCACAGCGTAAAATAGAAGTACCTGTTAAAATGAGTACTGATGATTTATTAAATTTAATTTAAACAAGGATAAAAAAATAATGAGTAATTTAATTATAACTACAGAGCAATTAAAAGACGTTGTTAATAGGAAGGTTTCAGATACATTACGTGCATCTAATCCACTAAATGCAAATTTGAAAGGGTATGTAAATGTAAAAGCATCTCATGATGCAAGAAATGAACAAGCGAGGGGCATAGGGCAATTTTTGTTAGCTACTATTAATGGTAAAAAAGGGGATGCATACGATATAGCAAGAGATTTAAATTCTAAATATATCACTCGTGCTAACTTTAATACAGGCACTACTGCACAGGGTGGAGCGGTTGTTCCTGAGTTTTGGGTAGAAGAAATCATGAATTATGCAGACCAGTTTGGTTATGCACGTGCATTAGCTAAAATCTATCCAATGCGTGGCAAAAAAGAATACTTAGCATCATCAGGTAACTTTACAGCATCAGTAGTAGCAGAGGGTAGTGGATTAACACTTACTGATTCTGCATCATTCTTTACACAAACAACATTAATAGCTAAAAAGATTGTAGCAGGGGCAATTGTATCAGAGGAAGAATTGCAAGATGCTACACCTGCATTACTAGATTATATGACTAATGCTATGGCACGTGCTATAGCAGGTATTGAGGATACTCAGTATTTTAAAGGTGATGGCAGTGGTGCTAACTTTACAGGTATCCTATCTACATCAGGTACTACTGTTAGCTATTTAGGTGGTAGTTCTACATCCACTAAAACAGCATTTAGTAATATTTCTTGGAAGGATTTGATTAATCTTAGATTATCTGTTAACAGCAGTGTAGGAGCTAATGGGGCTTTTGTAGTACCACAATCTGTATTTGGTTTCATTATGAAGGAAACTGATGCTGTAAATGGCCGTCCTATATTCGATATGGTAAAGCCTATGGACTATGCTGATTTAGGATTAACTGCATTAGCTAATAATACATATACATCAGTGACAGGCAGGCCTATGCATGTAGTCCCTGACTCACTATTTCCATCGTCTGCAGTTAGTACAGGATGTGCTATCTATGCAGATTTTTCACAGTTTACAATTATGGGTATTAGAGAGGATGTATTACTACAGGAATTTACTGAGTACTTCGGTGCTACAGGTTTAGGTGGTACACATCAGAGAGGCATTAGTCTAACAGAAAGAGTAGCATTTGGTTTCCCAGCTCCATCAGCATTAGGCGTGCTAAAAACATCTGCATCATAATTAATTTAAGGTCTACAAACATGATTGATGTAATTGTATTAAAAACTATTTATGGACAGCCTGCAGGTGCTATTACACAGGTAAATGCATCTGAGTTAGCAGAGTTAAAAACAGGCGGTTATGTAAAAGAGTTAGAAGTAAAAACTAATAATAAAAAAGGATAATAGATATGGCATATAATACAGTTTATCCAACATTGCAAAAGTCCTTTTTTGCATTTTTGAATTTACAAAAGGCAGGGGAACAAACAGCAGAGGATGCTGCATTATATGAGTATATTGATAACCTATTTACGGTATGTATTGCAATGGCTACAGATTATTGTTCTCAGCCATTGCAATCTACTGTAGTAACATATGAATTTAGCGTTGCAAATGCTCGTAGTGGCTTCGAATCCTTGCACAAATGGAAATATATACCCTATAGCAATAACGTGGCTCTCAGTAGCTTTTCATGGCGTGCAAATGAATTTGATGCATATACATCTATGAATGTAAATGATTACAAATTTACTAATGATGATGGTAGTAATTTTATCATTATTAGGAATAAAGAACAGGGACAATTTAAAGCAGTGTTAAATGTAGGATGGACAGAGCAGAATACACCTTTATCAATTGTTCAGGGCATTACAGAGATGGCTGTATATATGTATAAAACTACTGCTAATGGTAGTAATTGGTTCGGTTTATCATCAGTAAGTACTGCAGGGGCTGGGCAAAATGTAAATAGTAATTTATTAGCGGATGTTAATTGGAAAAAATATTTCTCTAAATTCAAAATTACGGTAGTATGATAAATAATGAAGAAATAGAGAATGCTATCTATACTGTAATTAGTGATAGTCTACAGCGGTTCCCTGCTGAAATGCAGGTATTTATAGCTAAGTATTTAACTAACTCAGGCGGTTATGCAGGTGATACATCCCGTGCTACAGTGTTTAAAGCTAAATCAGCTAAACTATCATCAGTATCAGGTAAACTATTTCAGAGCTTTATAAAGGGTAGGCCTAATAATATATATAGAGTAACAGGGGATAAAGATAATTTAGAACTTGAATACGGTACTAATTTAATTTATGCACGTATACATGAGGAAGGTGGATTTATTAAATCTAAAGGTAAAATGCAATGGTTTACAGCGTTCCAATATAAACAAACTAAATCACCATTTTGGGCAAAAATAACAGGTGCTATTATTAGAGATGGTGGTATAAAAATTCCAAAACGTGCCTATTTTAAACCTGCATTAAAAGATTGGGAAGCAAGTGGAAAACCTGAGTATAAAAAACGTATTGTAACTGAAATAGTAAAGGAACTAAATAGATGTCTAGACAAAAACAGATATTAGATAGTATTTTTGATAAATTATCTAGACTGCCTGATATTAAAGTATATGAGCAGGTTACATTTGATAAATGGAATTTATATGCATTTGATTATGTAGGTATTTATTCTACAGTAGATGAAAGGCAAACAGAGGCATTAGAGGATAATAGTGCAGTAGCACGGCAGGGTAAATTAGATGTATATTTATTAGTAGGTAATAGTGTAAAAAAATCACCTACATTAGGTAAAGCATTATTAAGAAACGCTATGCAGGATACATGCGAGTTAATAGAATATGCATTAACTAATTTAGAGATACCTGATTATAGTAATGATTATGGTGATACTGTATTTAGCCCATTGCATTATATTGCTACTGATAACATTGCATATATAGATGATGAAACAAAGGGCGTATCTTTAATGACATTTAGAGCATATTATTATAAATAGGAATTAGGTTTATGGAGCATAACAATATATTACTATCAGTTGCTGTAATGCATACTGAAAAGGCTAATCTAACAAAGTGGATAGCATCACTTCCTAAGGGTGTACAAATCGTATCCTGTGTAACAGTACAAAAGGATGATTTTACTGATGAAATAGAATTAATAGCAGATACTAAAAATATAGTATCCATCAGATATTATTATAAATCATATGATATAGATTTTGATTTTAGCAAAGTTAGAAACTACATGGATAGTTATGCATCAGGAAGATGGATATTACATATGGATGCTGATGAATATATAGGGATGGCAAAAGAGGAATTAATAACCATAGTAGAAGATATAGATAAAACTGATGCTGTAGGAGCATGGCTAACTATTGCAGGCATTATGTATAAACAGGATGAAGTTACACAATTGAGAGAAAGGTACTGTATAGGGGCATTAAGACTAGTTAAAAAATGTGATTATATGAAATGGGAAGGCATATGCCATGAATATGTAGATACTATAGATGATGAAAAAAAGGAAGTATATG